ATGTATATCTGATCCGTCATACTGGGCCGGCTCAACGCCTTCATCTGGTCAGTTTGGAGTTAAAATTCAGTATTCGGACAATGATTCAACTTGGACCACTATAGATACCGTAGACTTCAAAGGTAAAACAACAGGAAACCTTGCTGGTGCGAATGGAACTTTATCAATTTCAAGCTCAGCCAGCTTGTTCTACATGAGGGTTCTTTGCGTCAACACCTTGGCCAGTCCAGCATCTGGTGCTGAGATTGAGATCAGATCCTTCGTGGCTGACTTCTGGAACTAACCTTGCCCCGCCTCACTCTCTAGCTACCATCGCTCACCTATGACGATCGAACTGAACAAAGAACAAGCTCAAGTCCTCATCAACCTCATCGACGTGGCCGTCAAAGCAGGCGGCATCCAGGCAGCTCGTGCCGGCGTCTTCTTCACCGATCTTGTCTCTGCGGCAGCCGCCAAAGAGGAGTCACTCAACAAAGAACAGAAGGAAGTCCAATGATCACATGGGTTATCGAACAGCTCTGGGTTAAACCTAGTGAAGGCAGTCTCACCGACGTCGTTGTCACCGCTGCGTGGCGTTGCAACGGCGAGCAGGTCAGTGGTGGCAAAACGTACAGTGGCACCTGCTACGGTACGGCCAGCTTCGTTGCCCCGGATCCCTCGCAGTTCATCCCGTACAGCAACCTGACTCAGGCCGAGGTGTTGGGTTGGGTGTGGGCTTCTGGAATCGACAAGGCTAACACTGAGACCAGCGTGAACGAGCAGATCCAGAATCAGATCAATCCTCCGATCATCGTTCCGCCTCTCCCCTGGAACTCCAACAGCTAGTTCACATGGATCCGCTCGTTGTTCAGGCCAAGTCCACTGGCGTCTCTGCAGTGCTTGGTGCCGCAGGAATAGGCGTTCAGTACACCTCGATCAACGAGTTTACAAAGGCGGCGATTGGAATCGTCATCTTGTTCACGCTGCTCGTGAGAGCTGCACTGGCCGTCATTGAGCTTCACAACAAACTCAAAGAGAAAGACCAAAAGCATGAATGATTCCGTCAAGTCTCTCGTTCGCCACATCCTCTCCGCTGCCGGGGGGTTCCTTGTCGCCAAGGGACTCGTTTCTGCCGATCAGCTTCCCGAGGTTGTCGGTGCTATCATCACGCTCGTTGCCGCTGCCTGGGGCATCATGTCCAAGAAGAAGGCCACGACTCCTCCTGCTCAGTGATCATCGAGCAGATCCTCACCGCGATCCTCAAGTTCGTTGAGTCGCTTCTGAGAAAGGACCAGACCAGTGAGGACGCAAAGAAGCAGCCAGATCTCAAAGATCGCCTGCGTCGTCGCATTGCTGACCATGAGCAGCGGGTGCGCGACGCGGGTGATCCTCGTTCCTGAAGGCGAGCCAGTTCGCATCGCCGAGCCGATCAAGGCTAGAGTCTGGGTGCTGGACTCACAGGGAAACAGCATCCGATCTCAAAACCGCGTGACAATTCCAGCCGGCTGGTACGCACTTCCGAAAGACTGATATGGGTTCCACACTGACAGGTTCAACAGTCGCCAGCACCTACACTGGCCTGCTCAAGACGACCGACACAGGCGCCATCAACTCCACGCTCAAGACCATCTCGGATGGCTCCGGCAACGATTCCGCGCTTCAGCTCTCTACCACCAGCGTCAACATCGCTGCTGCTTCCGGGAACTTCACGATCGCGACCGACAAGCTCACCGTCGCTGGTGCAAGCGGCAACACGGCTGTCGCTGGAACCCTGTCGGCCACTGGCAACTTCGCGATCAACACCAACAAGTTCAACGTCACAGCCGCCAGCGGGAATACCACATGCGCTGGTTCGCTGACGTTGACGACAGGATCACTGACGGTTGGCGGTAGCACCAGCGTTGCTGGCAATATCACGACCAACGGGTATGTGATCCTGAACAACGCCTACGGCATTCAGCAGAACTCTGCTGGTGGATCCAACACGTTTGCGGGAACGAGCACGTTCAACGGACTAGCGATCTTCAACGGCGGCATCACGTTCAACTCGAACATCACGCTGGCCAACAACCTGACCGTCAACGGCACCACGACGCTCAACAGTGTTGCTGCTCTGAACGGTAACATCACGCTTGGCGACTCATCTGCGGACACGCTCACGGTGGCCGCCACGCCGACGTTCAGTGCTCCGGCGACGTTCAACGGCAACGTAACGATCGGAAGCGACGCAACCGATACCCTTGCGATCAACGCGGCGTTCAACCCAGCGACAGAGACGATCGCTGCTGGAGACTTCGTTCTGATTCAGGACGTCTCCGACTCCAACAAGATCAAGAAGGTGGCTTCTAGTTCAGTTGGAACGACGGTGACAAAGAGGCAATCTGGCGCTCTAGACATTCCTCTTCAGGCTGGCCTGCAATCTTACCCTCACGACCTTGCCGCTGTCCCGACTCTGTTTCAGGGGTTTTTGGTATGCGTTGCCGCTGCTGGTGATTGCGGTTACTCGCAGAATGACGAGATCTCTCTAGATTGTGTTATGGCGATAGCCAATGACGCGGCAGATACAAAGAACTACGACGTGGCGTTCTCTGTATGGTCAGACGAAAATACGATCTACGCCAGAAGGGCTAATACGGTTGCGGGCACTCTGTACGTTCTGTCTGGAAGCACTGGGTCAATGCAACCGATATCTGATACGGATAATTGGAAAATCAAATTCCGGATGATTAGCCTCTAATGACTCCTTCCCAGATCGCCCAAGCTGCCTGCGACAAGCTGTCGTTCTCGGACTCCGCGACTCTCGCGTTGGCCAAGAAGTTCTGCATCCGCAGGTATTCCATGATCTGGGATTCCTGCCTGTGGAACGACACCCTCGGCGTCGCTTCCAAGTCGGTCGATGCCCAGACCGAGATCATCAAGCTGGACACCTACGTCACGTCCACCTACAGCGCCTTCATCAACAACTCCATGTACTTGGATATGCCTGTGGCTATCCGGTTCACGGTGAATGGCAACAGTGACGGAATCGAGCTTCCTGCGGCCGAATGGCAGTCCTTCTTCCAGCTAGACCCAAACACTTGGAACAACGTTGAGTCCCGCCGTTCCACGCCAGGCAACTTCATCAACCTATCTCGGTTGATCAATGATGGCGTAACGACCTACGGGGACTCTGGGATCCCTCAGATCAAGCTGGTCCCTACGCCTGACCAGAACGGGACGCTGTTCATCCTTGGCAAGCGTCAGTCGCCCATGCGGCAGTTTGGTGAGGACGTCACGATCGCCAACAATCAGATCTTCGAGATCCGGGGCATCGAGAACGCGCTGATGGCATTCACCGAGGGCGATCTGCTCGAGTACTCGCGGCAGTACGGTAAAGCGCAGGCCAAGTTTGGTGAGGCCGCTGCACATGTCGGGACCATGAAGGACATGGAGCGTGGTCAACAGCAGCAGATCTCGCGTATCATTCCTGATTCGCTCTACGACTGGACATTCGACGACATCACTTAGCCATGCCTTTCAAAGCCAACGATAGTCTGGACGACGAGATTCTGTTGGATGGCACGAACGGCTTCACGACAGGTCAGGTCAGCGCAACTCGTCCAGACAACATCGCCAACACGTCGTACTCCGATGGCCTGAACCTCGACTACGATGACTTCGGCAATCTGGTAACCCGGCCTGGATGCACCGTCTTCAAGGGGCTGGATACGATCAACCAGCTCTGGGAAGAGATCCTAACGAACTGGGAGTCTGTCACTGAGTACTGGGGCTCCAACCTTCCGGTCACTGCCAATATCGTTTCCGGTTTCTACTTCGATACGGCTGCTGCCGAGAGATTGGTCGTTGCGGTGTCGAACAACAACGTCCAGAGGCTGTACTACTCCGGATCGAACAACCTCTACACGGTCATCTCTGGCAGTTCGTTCTCGGACTCTGCCAAGTACATCTACTTCGCGCAGCTCAACGACAAGCTGTACTATTGCGACGGCTTCGGAGCATTGGCCTACATCACTGCTGCGAATGCCAACAGCTCGATCACAGCCGGCAAGGTGAGCCGTATCGATGTGATCAACCAGGGTGATGGTCATTCGTCGGTTCCGACCATTACGATAGCGGCTCCCCCTCCGCCTGCTCCTGGAGCACCTGCGGGAGTTACCGCAACTGCTACAGCAGTCATCACTGGTGCTGGCAACATGGTGGCCATCAATATCACGAACCCGGGAAGCGGCTACACAACGGCTCCTGCGGTTACAATCTCACCAGCCAACCAGTCGCACGCTGTTGCCTATGTCTCGCTGACTCCGCCCAGTCAGCCGATCTTTCTGACGACGCACACGCAGCGGCTCTTTTGCGCGTCAGCCAACACCACCAACTATCCGGACACGCTCTTCTTCTCGGACATACTCGATGGTGAGTCTTGGGACCCTGCTGGATCTGTCCGCGTCGGTGGTGATGGCGATCCGATCACAGGACTCTACTCGTGGTTCGGTAACAAGCTGCTTGTCTTCAAGGAGCGATCCATCTGGGCTGTAGACGCCAACCCGCAGGAAGATCCCGCTGATTGGGTCGTGTCGCTCATCAGCGGAAACGTGGGTTGCATCTCGCACCGATCGATCGCCGCTGTCGGCGCCGACGTCATGTTCCTGGCTCGAGACGGTGTCCGTTCACTGGCTCAGATACAGGCCGGAACCCAGACTGACGTTGGCCTGCCTATCTCAGCACCCATCGGCGACATCATGTCGCAGATCGACAGGTCCAAGTATCAGTACTGCGACGCTGTCTACTGGAACAACCGGTACATGCTGGCTGTTCCCAAGAACTTGGATCAGGTTCAGAACAGCAACTACGACATCCTGTTGGAGAACGGCAACAACCTGTCTGCCGAGAACAACAATCATCTGGTCACCAACATCCTGCATAACAACACGGTGTATGTGTATCACCTGTTGGCCAAGGCATGGCTGGGTGAATGGGACAACTGGCAGGTCACCGATTTCATCCCGACATCGTTCTCGAACATGGGGCAGATCCTCATGTTCTCTGGAGCCGTATCCAACGTGGAGAACGCTCCGGGACAGATCTACATCTTCAACGACTACATCCCGGAGACTCGGTTCAATCCTTCCAGAATCTCGAACTTCCGGGACGCAGGCCAATCCTACAACTCTGTTGTCGTCACCAAGGCGTACGCGTTCAACGAGCCAATGGTCGACAAGATCGGGTACAACGTGCAGTTCAGCACCGACAACCCGTATTCCGATTGGTCTCCTGAGATCTCATG